CCCATAAACCTCTAAAGTGTAGTTCTTTGTAGGGGCTTGCGTCATAATTATTGGAATAATGCCAGCCTGTTTAGCCATATAGCACATTTTTAAGATGTTGTTTCTGAACTGCATGTAGTTGGCGTATTTGTCTGTTGCATCGACAATACCTTCATTTCCAATCGTGAAAGCTAGGATAACGTATTCAGGGCTGAGTGTTACTACATCTCGATAGAAACGTCCTAAACCATCACTTGTATCATCGGCTGAGAATCCTCGGTTGACTACGTTATATCCTAATGGACTAAGCTTGTCTCGTAGTAAAGCCCAAAACGATGTCGTATTGTAGTCAGCTACGCCATTACCTTGAGCTGAGGAAGACCCAAGTAGTACAATAGTCTTCTTTGCTGTAGTAGGTACGGTACGTAATTGGTATTTCAGACCTCCAATTGTAGCGTTAATCTGCTCAATTGATGTCTGCCAAAAGCGACCTTGTGTAGTAGCAACGGATTCTTTAATCGAGCCACCGTATTTACCTGCTTTTACATCGTTCATATCCTTTGTTAAGTTGCTGATTGGTGTTCCAACGTTTGTCAGATATCCAGCAAACTTAGTCATGTCTAGTTCATCATAGCCACCTGCGTAGTGGGAATCTTTATGATTAGATCCAACAGGCAGTGTGAACTCTACCCACCTAGCGAAGACAGGTGTCCCTAATGGGACTCCTTCATCTAGGGCAAACTCAGTTCCACTAATCTCTGTGATGACACTAGGAGGCTGAGGGATGCTATCTACTACAACCTGTAATACTTTTGCGCCAACTTTGTAACTACCGTTAGGGATGACGAAATTCGTCTGTCCCTCGGTAGCTGTCCATTCATAATAATTCTCTACTGCACCAGTATCGACATTGATACCGCCTAAATCTTCGAGCATCTTAGCTCTCATTCTGTTCAATTTTCCTGACATGTCTAGCACCTCCTATTGTTTCATGCCTAAACTATATGGTTCAAACGGTGTTTGACTTCCTATTTCTAGTTGCAAATCTTCAACAATTATCTGAGTTTGACCGATAATATTAGACTGTATTTTTAAGAAAACTCCTGTAAAATCAGCCGGAACAAGCTTTGTAGAACTAGCTGGGTTGTTACCTAATACAAAGTCGGTATTTCCGCTCGGCCCACCGTAAAAACGTAATTGAACCTGTGAATTCCCACCGTTTCGTGTGATAATACCGCTAAATGTTGCAGTTCTACCTCTAAATGCATCGAATTGCTTCATATCAATAGGCATCTGCAATCCAACGTATTGAGAAACTGAGTTAAAATTAATTACGATTTTTCTATTTGATTTTTCCAAAATCGTCATTCCTGCAGCAGCTTCAGGTGTCCATGCATCATAAGGCAGTACAAAGTTCTTTTTCGGGTAGAGTATAGCAGGTTTTAGCTTAGTTAGCATCAATTTTTCAAATGCTGTTGCTGTACCTTCCTCTAGTTGAAGATTTTCATACCATAATGAAGTAGCTGCTCCATACGTAAGTCGAATAGTGATGAATCCATTATAAGTATCATCTACTGTGAAAGAGAATGTACTTGGCTTACCTGCATTTGGGTCTTGAGTTAGACACATACTGGCATCGTGATTATTCACTTTACGTCTGTATATACGGTAAAGACCAGTAGCTTTTCCAAAAGAAAACGTGTATGTTTTGCCTGACTCTACTGGAATCCATATTAAACGTCCCGAAGCACTCACTGGAACATCCATTCTCATACCATAAGGATTATCAGAGTAAATACTAACTGTTGGTGATGCTACTGTCGCATCATCAAACCATCTGCTATCATAAAAATCAGGAATAAGATTCTTCTTAGGCAGTAGCGTAGCAGGCTTTAGAACTGGGTTATATGCCTTGTAAGTTTTATCTGAACCAAACTTAACAAATGCATCCTCTACCCATAATTCTCCACGTCCACCTGTATCACTCTGAACATAGAGGCGACATTCTGATGCACCGATAGGAACGGTTATGTTTCTTGCACCATTGTCTGTTACTTTTGATACTCCAATGTAGGTAGCTGTACCGTCAGCTTTCTTATAGAAAAACATCACAGTTGCCATCGGGTGTACGTTTCCACCAAACGTGATATCTTTTCCTTGGAACAAACTGTCAGGCAAGCCTATGTTGGCAAGAATCACTTGAATACCTGCATAATCTTGATTTGAGTTGAAGTAAGTTCTTCTCTCTTCAGTTCTTTTGTATGTTGTACCTGCTCGAAGTGTCCATGCATCAGAACTTGGATTTGGGTTTAAAGCTCCGTCACTAACTAAGTTAGCCTTTTTCAAGAACCTCTTTTCCACTTCAAGACCAAAAATGTAGTACCATGTACTAGGAAAATCAATATTTGGACTATAGAACTGGGAACCTCCTAAAGTTGTTAAGTATTTATAGTCAACTCCCGGAGTACCAGTTTTTCGGTTAACTCCTGCAGTTCCATTCGAGCTGTTGTTTCTCTGAGGGTCATTTCGTCCAATATAATACTTTTTACCAGCCTGTAAGCGTGTACCCTTAAATGACAAAGTGTACATAGTGTTAGCAGTACAATCGATAACCTCTCTAAATATAGGGTCACCGATGCAGCCGTTGTTCCACTCATAAATGACAGAATCATAGATACCTGCAGGTGTTCCTACGTATATCTGATATCCCCATAACCGAACATCTTCTTTTACTTGAATGACATTTCCATATGGGTATACATGCGCTCCTGCACCTGTCATATCACTTATAAGAACTTCCTTATTTGCATTCTTTTTCATAGCTAGTTGGTAAGGTTCGAAAGATGTCTCTAAACCTTCTGCAATTTGGACTCTCTTATAGGTAATTATCCCACCTGCTCCTGTATTTTGTAACCATAAACGCATACGATTAGTGTTCGAAGTAGTAGTAAATGTGTACACGTATGGCGATGCTGTAGTTCCTGCATTCATCAGAGTAGTAATAAGAGTAGTGTCAGCGAACAACTCTATTTTTGGAGTAACCATTCCACCCTCTATTTCCATAATAAACGTATAGGTAGTGTTAGGCTTAATATTCTCGATGTAGATACGTCCACTAGAGTAAGCCATACTAGATGTGATTATCAGTACATCACTAGCTTTATCTACAGTAGCTACGTTATAAATCCAATCACTGTCAGTGAAAGGCTTTAGCAAGTTCTTTTTTGGAAATAACATAATCTCACTCCTTTCAAAAAAGAGGCTTACGCCTCTTCTGTTGGTTGCTCTTCAGTTTGTGGAGCTGGAGGATACATTTCTAGTAAGAAATCTTCCTCTTCTTGAATATTCTTATCTGCTGGAATATTCATTTCAATTGTTCCACTCTTTCTCCAATTGATCGCATTGATTTTCCAAAAATCTCCGATAGCTTTTAACGCTTCATATTTATCGTCAGCTAGGGGAAGTGTTGCGTTTGCAATGGCAGGGAATACTGATGAGAACCATGAAGCTCTTACTTCACCATCTTGGTATTCGTCTCCTACCTTAGCTCCCGGAGACATTTTAAAAACTTCTTGCTCGAATTCATTAACATGTTTCGGCATTGCCTCGATGAATGTTGGCATCTATTTCACTCCTATAAGTTCATTTTTCTAGCCCATGCATTGTAGGTATGGGTCACAGTGTCATTGTTTGTAAGCTGGAATACAGCAAAGTTCATAAAGCATACACCTTGACCGCCCTTTGTTGTAGATGTACTGTTTTGTGTGATGAATGCAGGGCTAATAAGGTTAGTTCCATCAGGTGACGAAAGGACATTCAGTAACCATGGATGTGAAGCATCTGCTGTTACACCTACACCTAGAGTATTGAATCCATCCATATCAACAAGGTTAGATGTATAGTTGGTCATAACTCCTGCAGCTACAGTTACTGCAACTAACGTTTTATCCTGTGGAGTCCACTGAGTTTGTTGCTGCATAGGTAATTGACCTTCAACACTGTTAATGTGTACCGCTTTTATTCCTGACTCAAGACTTGGCATCTTCTTTTACCTCCTTTTTAGTTGTTTTTCGTTTAGCTGGAGCAGGTTTTTCATTGAGTTTCTTCAATTCCTGCAAGATTTCGTACAGTAATTGCTCTTGTACTGTACCAATACGTCCAAATTCTGTCTTCATAGTGTCCTCCAATCTAAAAATACCCCCTTGCATCAGGGTACAAGAGGGTATTTACGATTCATTTAATTATCCACCAGTTACGTTAGCTCCTAAGATACCACGGTGATCCGTCCAACCATAGCTGAAACGCATACGACCTTTGTACTTAGATGCATCTGTATCGAAATCTGAATCTTGCTTGAAGTTCAGCTTTTCTCTCCAGAAGAAGTTCAATGGATTCATAGTAGAATCGATTAGGAACCAGTTATTTGTGTCAGTTAAGTAGTCTAAAACGACAACTCGGAACTGATCTTTCATTGGGTTGATGTCATTGAAGTTACCACCCGGTAACTGAGCTGACTTGATGATTTTCTTAGCAGTGTACTCTAAAGCACGAGGTACAACTAAGATATCAGGCATCATTTGAATTTTTAGTCCACGCTCATCAACTTGTTGTGAAGCAAGTTGCATTGCGATTTCTAAGTTCGCTTCAGATAAAGCGTAATCTCCAATTGAGTTAGTAGTTGTTCCACCGTCTAAACGAGTGTGAGTTCCTACTAGAGCTTCACCTTGGAAGTTTGTAGCAGCAGGTGTAAATGCTGTATTTAACACTGTAATTGATTTAGATTCGATTGTTGCACGAGCCGCACGAGCTAAAGCTTTAGGAAGCTTAGAGATTTGGCCGTACATTTCATCGTCTACTAATTCTTTATCGACTGAGAAGCCTTTAGAGAATGTAGTATGTTTGTACATTACAGTGTCTAGTTTTGTTGGATCTTCGAATTCAGTAGCATCTAGGGAACCTTTTTCGTTCCATGTGCTGAAACCACCCATACGAGAGTCAGTTTCTACTGCTTTCTTAGATGATAAGATGTTAAATACTTGAGAATATTGTTCAGGTTTCTCCTTGTACGTTTCGAAAAACGTTTTACGAAGACCCGGTTCTAGTAATTTACCATAGTTATTACCGTAAGTTACTGGCATCTAGATTCGCCTCCCTATTATACGAATTGGCGGTACTTGATTGCCACGTATGGCACTCCGTTTACCACTTCAACGATTTGTAAGATTTTAACTGTTGTATCTGCTGTATCTAGGTTAGATGAACCATCGATACCATATTCTGTACCTACTGTTAATGCACCAGCACCAACTTTAGTTGCAGCATAGATATTGTCTGCAGCAGTCATAACTTTTGCAGTTTTTACTGTTACTCCAGCTCCTTCGAAGTTGAAACCAACAATAACACCTGCAACAGTTGTATCAGAAGTTGTAGCTTGTACGATCTGACCTGATGCATTTAAGCGAACGATATCGCCTTTTTTAGCAGTTGTAGCATAAGTAGCATCTAACGGATAGTCTTTGGCAGGTGTGCCTGAACCATTAGACGTTAGCGCTCTACGAAATTCTAAGCCCATTTGGATAGCCTCCTCAAAAGAAATTATTTATATTTGAGATAGTCAGCTTCTGACATTCCTAGATTCTTAGCCATAGCTCGTTCCTCTAGGGTTAATTGAGATTCAGTAGATGACGGACTCACATTTGGAGCTGTTCCATTTGACTTACGACCACTGATTTCTGCTAACGCTTCCTGTTTTGCCTGTTCGCGCAGATGAGATGTAATCTTGGTTTGGTGTTTGGCGAAAACAGCTTGCGATAACGGCATTTTAGTTGTCTGCAAATCGTTCAGCATGAAATGCCTTGCTTCATTAATCTCCGCATCTGTCAGGAACGGATAGTCCGTTTTGATCTGAGCAGCTTCGGCTTCTTGCTTCGCCATCCAAGTTTCGAACTCCATCTGCTTAATTTGATTTTGTAGAGTCTCCATTTGGCGTTGTGTCTCCTGCTGTTGCTTTAAGAACTCAACTGGAACACCTTGTTGCTGAGCTTGTTGCTCTAATTGCGAATCCTGCAACTGTTGAAGCATTTGGTCGACCGGCATTCCGTATTGAGCTGCTAATAACTGAGCTACCTGATATTCAGGTGTCTGTTGGGCTTGCTCTTGGAATTTTTGGTCAAATTCAGCTTGTCGCTGTGCTTCTTGTTGCTGTCTACGCTGCTCTGCATAAAAAGCATTCTCTTCAGGAGTTTGGACTTTCTCAGGATCTTCTTCAGATTCAGTAACTTCACTCAAATCAGGATCTTCTTCCTCAGTTACTTCCTCTTCTTCAAGCTCTTCGTCCAATCCCACCGTTTCGATATCTACAATATCATCATCATCCGTAACCTGTTCGTGGTTTTCCAGTTCCTCAACTTGTTCAATTGGTTCTCCGTACTCGTCCATGTTATCAGGTACGTCATAAATCTCTAAGCCTTCTGATGGTTGTGTTGGCATGGCTATTCTCCTCTCCCTTTTTGCGCTTGGGTAGCGAAAATTTTATGTAGTAGGGTGTCTACGCCACCAACCGCCTGTCTACTACTTCGATAAGAGTATACATGATTAGTAGAATTATGTAAATACAAAACAATCAATTTTTTGACTACAAAATAAAGCCCACGTAAAATACGTGGACTGTAGTTTATTTACTTCCTTGAATCATGGCTTGCATAGCTGATGGATTTGGGTTACCATTCGGTGCTTCAACTGGGTTAGGTTGCTGTGAAGCTCCACCTGCCTGTGATGAAATACCGTTGTTCATTTCAGCTTGCTGCTGTTTCTGTAGCATATCATCAGCCATTTTCTGAACCTCTTGCATAGCTTGCTCAGGAGGCATACCTTTACCCAACATTTCGTTAAGCTGCTGTGCCAACTGGGAGATTTGTTGAGCAGTGTTCTGAGATTTCTCTTTTTCCATGCGCTGACGGTCACGTTCCATACGTTGAATGATCTCGAATCCGTTATCGAATTCTTGCATACGCACGTACTCTTCCGTAGTAATTAACGGAGGATTGAATTGGAACTGGCCCTGCATGTTCATGAGCTTGTCTGCTTGCTCTCTACGTGAAGCCTGAGTCATTGGAGCTGAGGCATATACGTTTGAGCGCACTCTCCATGATAAATTCTCTGCAGTTAGCTTATCAACTGGCTGGAATTCACCGTATTGCTGAGATCCGTTAGGCATCGTCTTCGTAACAGGGCGTTTGTCTTTCCAGTTATGAAGGATGTTCAGAATGATTAGGTTAGATAGACGTTCAACGAATTCATCAATTTGAATCATCTTATCTTTATCTCGGATTGTAGCTCGGTCAATTAAGCTATCAACACCTGAACTAGTAGTCAATGAACCTACTGATTGTCCAGTATAGGCTTCATTTACACCAGTAATCTCTCGGATATTTCCTTGAGTACGGTCATCTAGTTCGAATAGTCCCTTCGGAATGTCCATTGGTTCTAATGTACGCACCGCTTTGTCCGGGTCTACGTTGGATGTCCACACTTTCCCCGGTAACGTACCTGTTCGAGCAAGATCCTTGGCGTTGATACCCGACTCTCTCCAAACTACCTTTTGTGGGTTCTGATGTAGTACACCTAGAATAGAAGCGGTCTGTTGGAGCTTGTTGACGATTTTTTGGTTTTCTAAGATATCCATTGCGGTAGAAGATCCCCAAAACGTATTCTCCTCCTCTTCATCATAAAGGACAGCGAATGGTAGTTCAGGAACGTTCATGTCCTCAATACGTAATAAGTAGAAATCAGTATTCTTTAAGTAGTAAGTAACGTCAACATGCCACTTTCCACCTTTGTAGTACTTTTCAAAGTGAACGTGTAGTGTTGCCAGTTCATCACCTTGAATGTTCTGTCCACCGTCAGTACGTTTGAAATCTCGGTCAAAATTGTCACCTGAAGCATCGTCAGTGCGGTCTAGCTCATCTTTGTCAAGATTTTTCAGCTTATCTAGCGTACCTTCTTTTTCGCAATATTTAAGGAAAGCTGGGGTATTCTTGAGAGTCGATAGTGGTAAAACCTCAGTGTACTCAACCCATTTTGCTTCCTCGATACTATATGCGTCCGGATCAGGAAAGAAATTACCAATAGGTATCCTTTTGACACAGATATCGCCTTTGTATAGCGAGTTCCTTTGATCACCTTCACCATAGTATTTACCTCCTACTGCAGTGTCATCCGTATACACATAAGCGATTGAAGTACCTTGCAGGATAGCTCTGTCAACAGACCTACGTACTACTCGTCCTAGTTTCTTGCGATCCCATACATGGTCATATGCTTTTTGCAGGTTGGCT